ATGTTGCACCTGCAGCTGTGTTAAATTGTAGGTAGTTACTTGCTAGTACTTGTTGTACTTGCGAAGGTATAATACTACCAAATTGAGGACTTAAAGCCATAATTTGTGTTTTTTTTAGTTAAATTTTGTTTTTTTAATTTTAAGTTTTGACGAGTCTAACCCACTCACCGCTTTTACTTTTAATCCACCTATAAAAACTTCGCCGGAACCTTGTGTTCTAGCTTGTGTTGCAGATGGGTTTTTAGAACTACTGATAACTTCTTTTACAGCGTCAGCTTTTCCTTGTTCGTAAAAATGATTTGCGATCTTATCGACGTTGTCAGCGGCGTATATAGCTTTGTGATAACCAGATGTATCTTTTATGTCACCGTTTTTATCTAAGAACTTCTTAGCTAAGTACTCAATGTTTGATTGATTTTCTGAAATCTTTTCAGGATTTTGAACGTTGTACTTAAATTTCTTATCACCAACATTGATATCAAAACCTTTGAAATCTTGGCTAAATAATTCTTTAGTACTTTGTTTAAATCTTTCTTTTTGTTCTTGTGCTACAGTTTCTCGCTCTTTGTAGCGGTTAAAAAACTCTGTTGCTTTTGCTTGCTCTTGGGTAACACCAGGTCTCAACTTGATTTCCTCGTAATATTTATCCTTTAAGTCATTCAAAAACCCTTTTGCTTTTGCAACCTCTTCTTTTTTAGCGAGTTTCTTTTTACGGACGTCACGCTCCTCGTCCAAGTCTTCATCAAAGTCAAAATTGTCTTCCATGATAAATCCTATTTCTTCCTCGTTTAAATGAGGTTTTGCTTGTTTATAATACTCTTTTAATAAAGTATTTTGATCAACATCAGAATAATCTGCGTTTAATCTTGTATAATCTTCTATAGTACCACCAGTGTCTTCCATAAAGCTAACTAGCTTTTCAATATTTTCTGGTAGTTCTTTGCCTAATACTTTTTCGTCACGTAAAGCTTCTTTAACTTCTTCAGTAACTTTTTTAATTTCTTCTTCTGTTACTTCGGATAATGGGTTAAATTCTTCAGTAGCCTGTTTGGACTCTGATACTTGTTCGTCCACCTTAGCGCTATCTCCGGCTTGTTCGCCCACAACCACTTCTTTTGTTTCTCCGATTTGAATGGCATCTTCTTCTTTTTTAATTTCAACCTTAGTTACATTGCTTTCAATTTCAATTAAAGGTTCTTTAGGATTAATAACAACTTTAGTTGTATTATCTTTTTGATTTGCTAATTGTTTAGGTTTTTTAGTTTTAATTTTAAATTCACCTTCCTGTTTAACAGGTTCATTTGTTTTTACTTCTGACATAATATAATATAATTAAATAATTAATAATTAAGCTAATGGCGCTTCTTGTGGCACCATGCCTTGATCTTCAAAGTTTTTAGGTAAAGAATCATTTTGTCTTTGACTAATTAATTCACTTTGTTGTGTAGCTTCCATTTTGCTACGTTTATCTTTGCGATTTTCAATTTCACCTTCTTTCTGAGTAGTGCTTTGAACATCCATTTGTTTTAGTTGCATATCAAATTTAAATTGCATTTGCATTTTTTGTTGCTCTAATTGAGCAGCAGCTTGCATACGCTGTAATTCCATTTGAGATTTAGCTTGCTCAAATTGAACTTTAGAACCGTTTATAGCTTCTTGTTTTTCAACTTCAGCCAATGCTGTTTTTTCAGCTGTACCTGCTTGCGCATCTGCTTGAGCTTGTATATTGCTTTGCTGAACAGCTTGATCTTGTTTAGCTTTTTGTTTACGCTTTATCTTTAGCATTTGATTAGCTAGTTTTAAATTATGTATTTGACGTATGTCAATAACATCTTCTAAATCAAGACTACCTTGTTGCAAGGCCATTTGCATGTTGTTTTCTAATTGAGCTTTTTCTTCATCATCTGGTTCTAATTGTAAGTATATTCCAAAATCATGAAGATTTAATCTTTGAATTTGATCTAACGTTGAAACGTTATAAGTAGATATAGAATTAACTAATGATTCAGACGTTAAAGGATAAGCTAAAGCATCTGCTACTTTTAAAGCTATGTTTTCAGCTATTTTTAAAGTTAAATATAGACTTGACTGAACAATATGTTTAGTTGCTACATTAGAAGCATTTGCTGCCATTTTTTGTAGACCAACTAAAGTACTTTTATCAGGTAAACTACCATCTCTAGCTTCGTTAAGTCCTGTCACATCTCTTATCATTTGTAAATAATACTGATAAGTTTGTATTAAACTTTGAATTTTAGCTTGGCCACTAGAACTTGTTAATTCTTGAACTGGCACTCTACCTCTGTTCATTTCACCATCTTGATTAAGTGATCTACCAACTATCGAACCAGTTTGGAAATACATGTTTAATGCTTCTGCTGGATTGTAGTTTGTACCGTTACCTAAATCAACTTCTGCTAAACCATCCATATCTAAGAATACACCGTCTGGAACTAGTCTAGACATAACCTGTTGTAGTTTAAGATGCGTTAGTTGAATCATATCAGCAAAGCCAATACATTTACTAACCATTGATTCTATTCTTCCTTTGTACATTCTAGGCGCACATATAGCGTAGTTCATTTCTACTTTTGTAGTGTCGGCAAAAGGTCTTGTCATGTTCTCTGCCATTTTCCATTGTAACAAAGTATTACTACCTAGTACTTTTGCTCCTGAGTATAAAACTTCAATAGTTCTTGACACTCTTTCAAATCCATCGTTTTCTGGTGGATTAAATTGATCATCTTTTTCTAAAGCTTTTTCTAAACCTTGTGGAGTTTTCTTTATTTTAAATACTTGATTTGAATAACTTTTATATTCAAAGTACATTACCTGAACAGTGTTCTCATCATAATTACCCCAACCAGTTACGTATTGTCTGTTGCCTGGCATTTGTTGTATTCTCTGAAGTTCTTCTTCTGATATATTAGGAAATTCTTTTTTAAGCTCTGGTATAGTTATTGATTTAACTTCACCAACATAGTATATGTCTTCAAAATTAGGATCTTCAGTATATGAATAAACCATATAAGCTGGATCAACATAATCAACTGTAATTCCTTCAGCTGTATTAAAACAAGTTTTTGTTGCAGCAATACCTAATACAGTTAAATCCATATTAAGTCTACGTCTTGTTAAATCGTATTTGTTTTGAGCTAATACACCTGATATAGTTTCTTCTTCTGCAATTTCAATAGCTTGCTTATAAGAAAGCTGCATATGTAATTCTAATTCTTCTTCGCTTCCTGGTAAAGAAGATTCAGGACTTTGATATAAGTTCATACCTAACGTTGACTTCATCATATCTAAATATTCTTTAGATAGCATGTCTTCGTATATTTTATTAGCGTATTTAGTTCTTTTCTTTACTGAACTAGGATCTTGAGCATAAGCTTTTATATCGTAAGTTTTTTGTGATATACCGTTTACAACAATATCTACAAATTTAGATAATATAGGAACTGGCTGCCAATCTAAATTAAGATAAGATAAATCACCATTAATAGATAATTCATCTTTATATTTTTGAGTTGATTGCTCGCCTCTAGCATATAATCTTAATTGGTGAAAATTATTCCAATTAGTTAAATATCTATTACCGTTAGTTCTTCCTTGGGAAAACCATTCGTTTTCAATAGCCATTGCAACTTGGCTTCCATATTCCCATGTAGATTTCTCTTGATCACTAACTACTTGGCTAGGAAAAGCACTATTGCTATTCGTGTATATATTCATTTAACTTATAATTTTTGATATAGTTCCTTTATTGTCGTATCTTCTAATGCCTAGGTCTACTGGTTGTCTTTTAACCATATTGCTAGGAGCGTATCTATGTTTGTTGCAAGCCATTAAAGCTAAACCAGAGCTAATAGATGCATCATGTGATGTTCTATTGTTTATATTAAATCTAGCCCAGTCTTCTAAAGTTCTTTGAAAATATACATCTCCGTACCCTGTTTCTTTTAATCCAACAAAATCTTCTATATAAGTTTCAATTGCTGAAGCATGCGCTTGTTTAATATCTTCACTAGAGTTAGGTATTCCACCAATCTCTCTTTCTGTTACAGATAATTTATTATATTTTTTATCTGGTCTATTCATTGCAAAACCTCTATAACCTCTACGTTTAAAATAATATAAAAGTCTTGGTTTATTGTTCTCAATTAATATTGGCATACCGTAAAATACGCAAGCCATTAATACGTCTTCAAAAAATATCTCAGCTGTTTGAGGACGAGCGATGTATTCTAAAAAGAAATGATTTGGAGGAACGTCTTCCATACTAAACTTTGTTAGCCCATGTAAAGATCCGTTTGATCCTCTATTATCTACAGTACCTGATATGTCATAAGGATCACATCCAAAAGCACCGCAGTGTTCGTTTCCAGGATAGTATATACCGTTTTTAATAAAAACTTTATTCTGTAAATTAACAGGTGGTATCCAAGTTATTAAAAATCTTCCACTATTATTTGGAACAAATATAACTTTACTATTTTTATCTCCGTTTTCCCATTGAAAACTTCCTTTAGTTACGCTTGTAGTACTTTTTAAATCTTCGTT